GAACCCCCTAAACGTTTTCTAGTTCTTTGAGAACATGGGCTTTGACCCTGCGATCAAATAGCTTCTTGCAATCACCAAGTGAGCGATGGAAGGCATGGACGTTGTTGATAGCGTCCAGCTTGTTATCGTGCTTATAGTCATAGACTGGAGCGTCACCACTAGATTGACCATGAACCAACAGCCAGCCATCTTCGGCAAAGCCTTTCTTGCTTTTGATGCCAATGACCTTGACCTCAAAAACTCTGGTCATATCATCATCGATATGACTGAAGGTGCGTGGCTTGGCAGTCAGAACAAAGCGCAACCCAGCAGATGAGTTGATGATTGCCAGACCGCGATCATGCACCAGCTTTTTCCAGCCGATACCGATAGTGACATAGACCTTTTCAAAGTATGAACCGCCATCATTCTCGACACCAACTTTCTGGCCATCAGATGGCTTGCACAGATCAACCTGAGTGCGAGTGCGCTGGTACACATAATCAAGGGCGCGAGCCGCATAGGCAACACCGATTGAACCAATGTTGCCAACAGGATCATATGCTTTGCGCTCGTTGCGCTCTTTACGAATGTTGCGGATGTGCCGACAAAGATTTTCTATGTGGTCCTCAAACGCCCTGCGTAGATTTGAACTAAGATCCTCAATACCATGCTTGAAGTCCTTGGCATCGTCTTCCATCCGGTACGAACGATGGTCAGATAGAGCCTCGATATAGGAATGGGGCGCACCCCACTCCTTACGAGCCTTTTCGATTTGCTCTGCCGCAAAGGTCAGAGACTTATGCAGATCTGGTGTGTAAGTCATAATCAATCTCCCATTTTAAGAATGGCAACCTCACCCCAAGGGGCTTTGTCGGAGCCAATGTCGGTTGAAACCCAAAGCACTGGATATCCCGGTGCATCGGGGAAGTCAGATATTTCCAAGTCAGTCAGCCCGACAAAGTTGTCACAAGGCAACTGCTTGTCTTCGATGTAGTCAAACACTGGTTTGACCAACGTGCCGCCACGACCATTGATCTCAATCCTCTCAATGATCTCGCCCTGTTCGTATCTGTGGACAGTGCGAACCTGAGTATCACAAGTGATCACCGTGACAGAGCGTGGCTTTTGATCTTCAGTAATGGCGTTCATCTCGCCAAGAAAATGGGACAATTCGCCACCTGATACAGAGCCAGATGTATCAACATAGATGACCACATCACCAGCCCCCACCTTGTCAACACTGGGCAAGTACACGCCCTGATTGAACCAAGCATTCTTTTGTGGTCTACGCCATGTGTAATCGTCAGGCTGATCACCACCGATAAAGCGGTGTAGAACGTCACGCCAGTCGATCTGGCAACGCCGCATGACCTGTACAAGCTGATCGATCTTGGCAGGGATGTTGCCTTTGTTCTTTGCCTCATCAGCCGCCATCTGTACTTTGATGTCCATGTCAGCTTCGATCTGCTTGACCTCAGCCTCAGATAGTGGCTGACCATCATCTGCCGTGGTCTGCATGACTGCGCCCCAGTCAGGCATCATGTCATCATCAGGCATGGCATTATCAGGCATGTGCGAATAGATACGCTCTGCCGCCCAGTCTTTGTACTGGTTCCACTCAGGCTTGCTGGTTGAGAAGAGAACATTCGGTGGTAGCTGAAAGCCAGCGTCAACCAAGATGTCATTGATGGCAATATCAGTACACACGTTCCACTTGTAATGATTGCGATCACTCATACGCAAGCAGTGTTTGAATGCAACGTGCAACACCTCATGCGCGATCACGCCCATGATAATATCCTGATCAAAAGCATCGACAAAGGCGGCATTCCAGAATATAGATTTGCCATCCGTTGCCATTGCGTCACAATCATTGGTCTCGACAAAGTTTAGACCCATAGCGATAGACCCGAAAAATGGGTGCTTCAGAACCAATTGCGTCTTGGCTCTTGCAATCTTTTTGGTGGGTTCCATTTTACATCTCCAAAAAAGTTACATGAAACTTTTGAGGGGCGGCATGACCGCCCCCCACTGTGTTACAGAATAAGTTCTTTGCCATCTGTGATGATCCACTGGCGTACAGCCTCAGACTTTTTCAACTCAGGGTCACGGTTGACCGCGTCCTTTACGGCGAATGCCGCGAACTCTTGCTGATCAAGACGCTTGAGATACTTGATGATATTGCCAGCATTGGACTGGTTCATTTTGTGAGCCAGACCAGCCGACAAGGCGTAAAGCACCATGGCATCACGCGGTATGTCAGCACTGTCAGGGTTGCTGACAATCCTGTCCAGATCCGGCATGTTGGCTTTCAACTTGCGATATCCAAGAAAGTCAGCGCATCTTGCACGTCCAACCTGACCGCTGATTGCCTCAGCCTCACACACTGGGTCAAGACCCCAGTCAAGTATGGTTGCCACCCGATCCCAGCTACGAGGTGACGGCGATGCATTAGCGTCTCTGTCGAACTCATGCAGGGCTTGTGGAAAGCCTCTCAAGAAACCAGTCACATCCTCATGGATGCCATGAGCCACCATGTAGGCGATAGTGGTTTCTAGATCTGCCTCAACCTCTAGGAACATCAGACGATCACGCAAATGAGTGGGCATCGTGTTTGTGCCAGCCCGATCACTTGTGCGGTTGCCAGCGGCAACGATAGCCACGTTATCAGGCAGTTTGAACTCACCTATGCGCCGCTCATTCACCACCTGCGCCCACACGTTCTGATTTGATACAGGGCTTTGTACCACCTCGTCCCCAAACAAATATACCGCTTCCATCTTGGAAGCCATCTCAGTGATCTTGGCAAGCCAGTGCGGCATGATGCGCTTGGCCTCACCATCAACCAAGGCAATGATGCCAGCCAACTCAGCGGCATCATACTGGGCGAGAGACAGGATGTAACAACCATGCTCACGCTCTTCTGCAATCTGCTGAACGATTGAGGTCTTGCCCAGACCCGCGCCGCCAATGAGGTAAGGGATAACACGTTGGGCATCACGGCCTGTTGCGTGTTGGATTTGGCTATCTATTGAAGCCATAACGATATTCTTTGCTTGTGATAATTTCATCACGATCTCCATTCTAGGTTGAAAAAAAGAGGGGGGCAAAGCCCCCATAATTAGAACTGGTCAACGACACTATCGACAGTCTCGTTCTCCTCAGCGGCCTTGACCTTGGCCTGTTCTGCCGCCATGTCAGCCGCCAGTCTGGCATCACGCAGAGCGCGGTATTCATTGTCGAACTCTGCCCAATGTTCAGCGCCGTACTTGCTGGCTTTGAACTTTCCATCAGCATTGAACTTGCCGAAAAGTTTCTCAGCCAAGGCTTTCATATCAGACGTTGACTTGGCCTGTTTGACATGTGCGGCCAGCTTGGCCTCGCTGGTGATACCAGCCTCAGTGAATGCCGCCTTGACGCCATCAGCAGTCAGGTTGGTGGCGTTCTTGTCCCAGCCAAACGACACAATCGTTTTGATCGTGTTTTCATAACGCTTTTTCATCACGCTTTCAGAATATCCTGCGTCAGTGGTCAGGCTGTTCTTAAAGCTATCGATCACATCAGAACCACCGATCAGCTTGCCTTTGCTGATCTTGTCTTTGGTGGTGACGCGAACACCAACAGCAATCGCGCATGGGATAAGCTGGGCGTATTGCTCAATCACCATACCGTTGATGGCCTCAGTGTCTGCCTTTTTGTTTTGTTGCAATTTGCCGACTGACTTGTGCAGATCAGCAATTGTTGGAAGGACGTTTTTGTTAGTCTCGAAAGGGTCAATAAATTTTGCCATGATGGCAGTCTCCTATATCAGGGTTGAATTAAGTAGCAGGACGCTACGACACCGCGAGATGCGGTGTTTCGGGCGTGTCCTACGCGCCCATCATCAGGTAGCTATTTTGGTTGAAAGTATCGCAAGCAATTCACGTTTGGTGTAGGCGCTGGCAATGCGATATCGTCCATGTGCAACCGCCCACCATTCGTAACCAAGCTGGCGAATTTCGATATGCTCATGGCCTTTGACCACCCACTCAGCGGCGGCTGTACCCATGCCGTTGCCCAGCCATTCTGTGGATTTTGATTTGATAAGTTTAAGCATTATGCATTCACCTCTAAATATTTTGCCCAAGCGAGGGCAGTTGCTTCCTTTAAGGTGTAACCGATTTCTACAAAATCGTTTGTTACTTCCTCAATCCACGTTCTCGCCTCTTGTTCATTCATTATGCGGTCTTCCTTTTTGCTCGTGGGTGGCAAGACTTGCCATCAGATAACCTAACAACCAAAAACTGATCGTTGCACTCATCAGCATTCATTCCAAAATCCTGCTTCAATGAGCCGATAAAGTTTAGCGCGGTTTGTGCATTCGGTATGTTTGGTGCGGAAATTGTTGGGTTGTCGAAATCGCCTTCAGCGTCAAACAGTACTTTAAACATTAGCAGTCTCCCTTGTTGCTTTAATGTAAGTCTCAACATCATTATCTCTTTTGCCATTGCGTATTGCTCTAATGTCAGCACTGATCAATTCCATGGCAAAGTCATGCACCTTGTTGCAAAGGTCAGCATCTTCTGGGTTCCAATTGTTCAGACCAAACATTGCCATGCCAAGTTCGCCAGCCATCTTGCTAGCCAAGGCGTAGGGCTTGTCGTTTGTTTCCAGATTGTCACGGCGAACCTTGAAGGCCAGCTTCATTGCCTTGTAAACTTGTCTTGCAAGCTCAACATGAATGGGCAGGCTGATTGTGATTTTTGGTGCAGTCATTAAGCATTCTCCTGTTTCGGGGTATCTCATCAGGCATGGCTACCATTGCCATGCGACAGGTTTGTTGCCCCCATTGTTACTGGGGGGGTCGTGCTTGGCGTCTTGCCTGTCGAACCAAAAAGCTGAGGGCCACCTCAGAGACAGGGACGTTTCACCATCCGGCGGTCAGGGTCTGGGGGGCTGGAAGCCACATGCCTCGCGCTGACAATTATGTAATTAAGCCCTGATACCCCAAAGGTCAACCCCTAAAACCCAAATAAATCCATATTGAACCAAATAATTTCATATATGGTCTGTAACGTAGGCTGGAAGCTAAAAACGCCGCTGGCATGTTTTAGGTGGGAAAGTACCCAAAAACCCCTAAAGGCCGTCAGTGAGCTTCTATGGGCGATTGAGGGCATATTGGTATTTGGGGGGTAGGTAAAATGTTATAGGTAACTTTTCATGTCTGAAAATATCATCTAGGCTGGCGTCAGGCAAAACCGCGAAAGGCCCACCGCCAAGGTGCTGGGCAACCGATAGGGGCAAGAGTAATGGGTAAAGACAAGGGTAATCATCTAAGGGTAGTGACTAAAGAAGACAGGTTAACAGCCAAACAAGAGGCATTCGCAAAGCAGGTGGCAGGGGGTGCCATTCTGAGTGAGGCTTATAGGGAATGCTATTCGGCTGAGGGTATGCGTGACAGCACAATCTGGAGTGAGGCTTGCAAGCTGGCACAGAACCCCAAGGTAACCGCAAGGGTTAAGGCCATACAGGCAGAGATTGAGGCGGATCGCCGCACGAGAGACCAAAGGCTACGAGAGCATGTTTTGAAACGGCTGATGGAAGAGGCCGACAGGGCGGAGACCGATGGGGCAAGGGTCAGAAGTCTTGAGCTATTAGGCAAAACGGTTTCGATGTTCAGTGACCGTATCGAACAGACCGACACGACTGAGCGGAGCGCGTCCGATATCGAAGCGGATTTGCGGCGGCGGTTGGACCGACTGCTGGGGTGATTTTTTTTGCCACATGCGGTGACCCCACCTACCCCCACCCACACATGATAGTGCGCGGCACTGCGGTCGTATATACATGATGATCCGCTCAAACAATCTCATAACATCTTCATAGGATGCCCCTAGAGTGCCTTTAGTGTGTTTTATAGTGGTATACCCCCCTTTTTTTATGTGAGGGGCGTCAGTGACGCTTAAACAGCGATTAAACGCTATGTGAGTGGCCTAGGAATCCTATTGGGTGAAAAAAATTTTAAAAAATATTTCAAAAGTTCCATGTAACTTCTCTAGCAAGATTTCTTTCCTGCACATTCTTTTGGGAAGCAGTGCATGGCAAACATGAAATAGTTATTGTCGTATGAAGCTGCCCATCTTTGATCTTCGATCATCCAGTGGCACTGTTTTTCGGACATAGGCTGCTGTAGAGATAACTGCCCTATGTAGTGATCCGTGCTTCCGTCATTTCCCCACATGGTTATGACTAGTATAAATTCTTTCATACGTACCAGTAGATGAGAACGAAAGCTGTGCAGAACATCAGTCTATTCATCATCGTCATCATCTATGTCCTCTGCATACAGGTTGTTGAATATCTGTGTAGTGTCCAGAGTATAGTCTAAATCTGATTTTGAATAGTGTATATGCTGCGATGGCAGAAAGTCTGGTGCGCCTTCGCCTGTTTCAAACCATGCTGGATGTGTCACTCTCACGCGGTTGTTGGGCAATGCTATGATGTTCCCGGTCCATTTGCCTGCGTCTAGTAGCTCCATGACATGACTCTGCTTGTGCTGTGCAGGATCATCTGCCACTTCGCTGTCTGTGTAATCTACCGTGAATAGATACTTGGCTGGGTAGAACTCGCTATCAACCTTTGCTAACCACGGACAAGGCGTGGCTCTGTTGAGTGTGTAGACTGCGTGGGTGTGTGACATGCAGTCCCAAGGCTGGGCGAAATGCACGGGCATAGGCTCAGGCCACTGTTCAAAGGGTGTGTCGCCGACTAGTGCAGTTATTGGCATTCTTGCCCACATTGCACCCCCGTGAACATTTGGCTCGTCTTCGTCATCTGCTTCACAGCCTGTGAAGATAACTTGAAAACTTAGACACCGATTTGGCATGGTTGTCACAGCAATACACATTGCGTGTAAAAATTCACCGTGATACTTCACATGATTACATGTATATTCACGTCTGACCCAGCACTTGAAATGATTGATGTTGCTTTGCAAAAAAGGCACGATTTATCTCCCAAAAATCCATATATTAATATATTATAATATACTAGTCATATAGATTATAATATATTTATATTATAATATAAGGGCTTACAGATCAACAAAAGGGATGACCATGATTAAGAAAATTTTGAACTTCTTCTTTCCTGATTGCATGAAAGAATCAGCTAAAAAACCTATGACAAAAAAAGCGCCAACAGTGAAAGCGCCTGCGAAAAAGAGAGGTAGACCAAGAAAAGTAAAAAAATAAATTGTTGAGAACGCTCAACGCATATACTATTTGGAGGGATGTAATCTCCCTTCATCCCCGGAGGGTAGAGCGTGTAGTCCTTTCCGCTCCCCTCCGTCAGTTTTGTGTAGGAGTTGTGAATGAATGATCTGGCTCTGGTAAAAGCAAAGATAAATTCTTTGCCGTTACAAGACCAAAAAGAAATGCTGGATCTCATCATGGAGCTTGAAGAAGCAAAAGAGAAAGAAGCTTCTCGCTCCGACTTCCTAACTTTCGTTAAAAAAATGTGGCCTGCTTTTATTGGTGGTCGGCACCATGAAGTTATGGCGGATGCATTTGAGCGTGTGGCAAATGGCGAGCTAAAGAGATTGATAATCAACATGCCGCCAAGACACACCAAGTCAGAGTTTGCATCATATCTATTCCCAGCTTGGTTCTTGGGCAGATACCCAGAAAAAAAGATCATCCAGACTGCACACACGGCAGAACTTGCTGTAGGATTTGGCCGTAAGGTAAGAAACCTGATAAGTCAGGATGACTTTCAGTCAGTCTTTCCGGGCATAGAGTTGTCTTCTGACTCAAAAGCTGCCGGAAGATGGAACACAAACAAGCGTGGAGATTACTTTGCTATTGGTGTGGGTGGTGCAGTTACTGGTAAAGGCGCTGATGTCCTCATTATTGATGACCCACACTCGGAGCAGGAGGCGGCACTGGGGGCTTACAACCCAGAAGTCTACAACAAAGTATACGAATGGTACACATCAGGCCCAAGACAACGACTACAACCGGGGGGAGCTATAATTGTAGTCATGACCAGATGGTCAATCAGGGACTTAACTGGTCAAATTGTCAAATCAGCCACCCAAAGAGAGGGTGCTGATGAGTGGGAAGTCATAGAATTACCAGCAATTATGCCATCTGGTGACCCTTTGTGGCCTGAATTTTGGCCTTTGGACCAGCTAGAGTCACTAAAAGCGGAACTTCCAGTAGCAAAATGGTCTGCACAGTACCAGCAAGACCCAACTTCTGAAGAAGGTGCGCTAATTAAGAGAGAATGGTGGCGAGAATGGGAGAGAGACTCTCCCCCACCATGCGAAGCCATCATACAAAGCTGGGATACGGCGTTTTTGAAAACGCAAAGAGCAGATTATAGCGCCTGTACCACATGGGGAGTGTTCAATTACCCAAATGATGAGGGTGTAAGTGTACCAAATTTGATTTTACTTGATGCATTTAAGGAAAAACTTGAGTTTCCTGAGCTAAAACGTGCGGCTTATGAAAAATACTGGGAATATGAGCCTGATCAAATGATTGTCGAGGCAAAAGCCGCTGGATCTCCACTGATTTTTGAGCTAAGAGCTATGGGAATACCTGTCACGGAGTTTACACCGTCCCGTGGACAGGATAAAATAGCCAGAGTGAACGCCGTTAGCGATCTATTTGCGTCTGGTATTATTTGGTGTCCTCCCACTAGATGGGCGGAAGAGGTGGTTGAAGAATGCGCCTCATTTCCTTCAGGGGAACATGATGATTTGGTTGACTCCACAACACAGGCACTTCTTAGATTTCGTCAAGGTGGATGGATTAGAAGTGTAATGGATGACTGGGATGATGAGCCAAAGTATCAAAGGCCAGTTGAATATTACTAACCTCAACCAATAGGATTTTAAAATGGCTGTAGAAAAACAAGCGCTACCCTCTGAACTGGACATAGAGGGAACAGGTGAAATTGAGGTTGAGGTTGTGAACCCTGACGCTGTTGGCGTTTCTGTTGACGGCGAAGAGATGATTATCGATTTCACAGGCGATGTTACTGAAGATATTATTGGCCCAGATCATGACGCAAATTTAGCTGAATACATCGAAGACGCAGACTTACAGGCAATAGCATCAGAGCTTGTAGATGACTTTGTAGCAGATAGGCAGTCCAGAAAAGACTGGGCAAGATCGTATGTAAAAGGCTTGGATCTTCTTGGGATGAAGATCGAAGAACGTACACAGCCTTGGGCAGGTGCCGCAGGGGTCTTTCATCCTGTTTTGACAGAGGCTGTTGTAAGATTCCAAGCTCAGGCTATGGGTGAGATGTTTCCCGCAGCCGGACCAGTAAGAACAAAAGTTGTAGGCAAGCGCGATCCTGAAAAAATGGAGCAGGCGCAGCGTGTAGAAAATGAAATGAATTATCTCCTGACTGAGGAGATGACAGAGTATCGCGATGAGACTGAACAGATGCTTTTCCGTCTTCCGTTAGCTGGCTCTGCATTCAAAAAAGTTTATTACGACCCAATCAATGAACGTCCTGCGGCAATGTTTGTCCCTGCTGAGGACTTTGTTGTTTCCTATGGAGCAGCCGATCTAGCTACCTGTCCTCGCTATACACATGTGATGAAAAAGACTCCGCATGAAATAGCAGAGCTTCAGGTAAATGGATTTTATATTGATGTAGATCTTCCTGATCCTGAACCAGACTATTCAGACATCCAAGAAAAATATGATGAAATAGATGGCGAGACGGCTATACTGGAAGATGATGATCGTCACACAATACTGGAGGTCCACGCCGATCTGGTCATGCCTGAGCCTTTCGATGATGCTGATGGGTTGGCAAGGCCATATGTCGTAACCATAGATAAGTCTAGCTTAACAATACTTTCAATTCGTAGAAACTGGTATGAAGAAGATATTAAAAAGCGTAAGAGACAACACTTTGTTCACTACAGATACCTACCGGGACTTGGGTTCTACGGAACGGGTCTTATTCATCTTATTGGTGGTCTTGCTAAAAGTGCCACAAGCATTCTTCGCCAGCTTATTGATGCGGGTACACTTTCTAATCTTCCGGCTGGCCTCAAGGCTAGGGGACTTCGCATTAAGGGCGATGATTCGCCTCTCATGCCGGGTGAGTTCAGGGATGTGGACGTACCGGGGGGTGCAATTCGCGATAGCATTGCATTCCTTCCTTACAAGGAACCGTCCTCAGTATTATACCAGCTTCTCGGAAATATCGTGGAAGAGGGGAGACGGATTGGCTCCGTTGCTGATGTACAAGTTGGAAACCTCAACCCGCAAGCTCCAGTCGGAACTACACTCGCGTTAATGGAAAGAAGCATGAAGGTTATGTCTGGTGTTCAGGCAAGGCTTCATGCTGCGTTGAAGAATGAACTTCGTATTCTGGCAAAAATAGTAAAAGACTACATGCCGTCAGATTACTCTTATGAGATTGAAGGCGACTTTGACAGAAAAGTAGATTTTGATGATCGCATTGATGTGATTCCAGTATCAGATCCAAATGCGGCAACAATGGCACAGCGTGTTGTGCAGTATCAGGCCGCTATGCAGTTAGCTCAACAAGCCCCCAATCTATACGACATGGGCAAGCTGCATAGGCAAATGCTAGAAGTGCTTGGTATCAAAGATGCAGATGACATAATCAAATTGCCTGATGATGTTAAGTCAGCAGACCCTGTTACAGAAAACATGGCAATACTAAAGCAAGAGCCTGTGAAGGCATTCAGGTATCAGGATCATGAAGCTCATATTCAGGTTCATATAGCAGCGGCACAAGATCCAAAACTTCAGGAGATTATAGGACAGTCTCCTTTTGCTGGCGCTATACAAGCCGCCATGTCAGCGCACATTACAGAGCATGTTGCGTTTCAGTATCGTAAAGAGATTGAGAAGAATCTTGGCGTTGCAATGCCAAGTGAAGAGAAGCCACTTCCAGAAGATATCGAACTTGAGCTTTCTCGTCTGGCATCTCAGGCGGCAAACAAGTTGCTACAAAAGAATCAGGCAGAGCAGCAACAACAAGAGGCCATGCAACAACAGCAAGATCCTCTTACTCAGATTCAACAACGTGAGTTGGCGCTCAAAGAAGCAGAGTTTGAACACAAAAAGCAATTTGACATGGCAAAGCTTCAGGTTGATGCTCAGTCAAAGGCGGCTAATCAAGAGCTTCAGAGAGATCGCTTGGAGTCAGAGGAAGAGCGTGAAGGCGCTCGCCTTGGTGTAAAAGTTGCCACAGAAATTGACAGGGCAAGCCGTGAAGATCTAATGAGTGGCATTGAAATGGGTAAAGAGATCGCAAGGGAGATAGCGAATGGATCTAATGGAGTTGATCAAGGAGAGAATTAGAGGCTATATGAATGATATCGCTGATCATATGGCCGGTGGTGGATGCCAAAACCACGAAGAATACGTTAGACTTGTCGGTAAGGTGGAGGCCTTGGCCCTTATTGAAAGAGACATTCTTGACTTGGAAAAAAGACTCGAAAGCGAGTAAGGCTTCCACAAAGAAGTTTTATGAGTTATATTGTCAATGTGAAGACTTTCGGAGCGTTAGCTCTGCAAGGTACTGTGAACCTAAATCACTGCAAAAGGAACAGAAATGTATTCTGCTGAAAAAACGGTTGATGATAGCATCGTCCGCAAAATGCCAGAACCTACTGGCTACAAACTCTTAATAAAACCACTTGAGGTAAAAGAAAAGACTGATTCCGGCATTTACATGCCCGATTCTCTGAAGAATGCGGAACAAACCGCTTCAGTGATTGGATTTGTAGTGAAATCTGGACCAGATGCTTATAAAGATGATGATAAGTTTCCTAACGGTCCATATTGCAAGGAAGGTGACTTCGTGATTTTTCGTTCTTATTCCGGCACAAGGTTTAAGATTGATAAGCAGGAGTTTCGTCTGATCAACGATGACACAGTTGAGGCTGTAGTCGATGACCCAAGAGGATATACAAGAGCATGAATAAAACCGCTGAAAAAATTGAAGAAGAAGTCACAGAGGTGGATCTGGAAGAAAACTCTGAGTTTGAGGTGGATATCGTTGATGACACCCCAGATGAAGACAAGGATAAGCCTCGCCGTGCAGAAAACGCAAAACCTGAAATCCCAGAAGATGATGAGATTTCAAGTTATGGCGAAAACGTTCAAAAGCGTATCAAGCAACTAAAATTTGAATATCATGAAGAAAGAAGGCGTAAAGAAGAAGCCTCTCGTATGCAAGAGGAGGCAATCAAGTACGCTGAGAAAGTTTTTGAAGAAAATAAAAAGCTACGCAAAACCATAGAAGATGGTGAAGGCGTTCTTTTAGAGCAGGCCAAGGGTCGCGTGACAGCAGAAATGGATCGCGCCAAGCTGGCCTATAAAGAAGCTTATGAAAGTGGAGATCCTGATAAGCTGATTGAGGCTCAGGAAAAGCTAACCGCTCTACAAAATGAAAAGTTTAGAGTTGATTCATACAAACCAGCACCGCAACCAACGCAGGAGCAGCCACCTAAAAATGTCGCTCCAGAAAAGCCAAAGGTTGCAGAGCCAGACGCCAGAACAAAAGAATGGGCGAATAATAATGATTGGTTTGGCAATGACTCAGAAATGACAGGTTATGCCTTTGGGGTACATGAGAAACTAATTAAAGAAGGTATCAATCCCCAATCACAGGCAGATGAGTATTATAGCCGTATTGACGCATCTATGCGTAAACGGTTTCCAGACAAGTTTGATGAGCAGCAAGAAGTTGAGGTAGCACCTGCCCGTCAAACTGGTTCCGTGGTTGCCCCCGCTCAACGGAGTGCAAAAAAACCACGCAGAGTGCAACTAAACTCAACTCAAGTCGCCCTCGCCAAGCGTCTTGGCCTTACTCCTGAACAATACGCGGCGCAACTCTTGAAGGAGGCATCTAATGTCTAACAGAACCCCACGCAAAAACGAGACTCGCGAAGTAGAGTCACGCAAAAAAACTTGGCAAAGACCAACCATGTTACCTACCCCCGAACCCCGCGATGGTGTTGAATACCGCTGGGTCCGCACATCAACTCTGGGGCAGAGTGATAACACCAATGTTTCGTCTAAATTCCGTGAGGGCTGGACGCCAGTTAAGGCAGAAGATCATCCTGAATTGCAAGTGTTGCCTGATATCGACTCACGATTTGAAGGTAATGTTGAGGTTGGAGGATTGCTACTTTGCGAGAACTCTACCGAATATGTTGAATCTCGCCGTGATGCTCACGATGAGATGAACTCACAACAGATTGAGTCTGTAGATAATAATTATCTCAGAAATTCTGATCCTCGTATGCCCGTTCTCAATCCTGAGCGGTCTACGAAAACTTCGTTTGGTAAGTAACCATGAAAATGGCGCTTACCGTTTTATAATGGCTAGATAGAAGGAAGGAACAAGCACATGTCTTCAACAGCCGCTCCTTTCGGTCTGCGCCCTATTGGTCGTCTAGGTTCTGGTTCTCAGGAAAATTTCCGCCAGTATCCTATCGCTTCTGGCTACGGCACTAATATCGCAATGGGCGATATTGTGCAGTTAGTAAACGCAAGCAATGCAACGACTATTGAAAAGCAGTCCGCTGTAGGTACTTCTGCGATTGACCTCGTAGGTATCTTTATGGGTTGTTCATTTACTGACCCAAATACAAATCAACTAACATTCAGCCAGCTTTGGCCTGCAAGCACTGTTGCATCTGACGCAATGGCTTTTGTTGTTGATAATCCTAACGTAGAGTTTGTCATTCAGGCAGACGGCTCAGTAACTAATGAGCGCGACATCTACGGTAAAAACTGCACTCTGGTTCAAACTGCACCTAACACCACTTTCAAGGTTAGCCGTGTAGCTTTGGATATCTCAGAGATTGCCACAACAGCCACTGACCCAATCAAGATCCTTGATTATTTAGGTGGTGACCAAGGTGACGAGAAGGGAAGCTCTTTCCCACTGCTCGTTTGTAAGTTCAACTACCACCAGCTAACCGCAGCTGGCGGTGCGGCATAAGGAGTATTGAGTTATGGCTATTACTCGCGCACAGCTCTTAAAAGAACTCCTGCCGGGTCTTAATGCACTGTTCGGTCTAGAGTACGAAAAGTATGAGAACGAACATGCAGAGATTTATGACACTGAAAACTCAGAGCGTAGCTTTGAGGAAGAGGTAAAACTTTCTGGTTTTGGCGCAGCGCCTGTAAAGCCAGAGGGGTCATCAATTTCTTATGACAACGCGCAAGAGTCTTTCACTGCTCGTTACAACCACGAAACGGTTGCAATGGGCTTCTCTGTAACTGAAGAAGCAATGGAAGATAACTTGTATGATGCGCTTTCTGCTCGTTATACAAAAGCTCTTGCTCGCGCTATGGCTTACACCAAGCAGGTAAAAGCAGCTTCTTTGTTGAACAATGGTTTCACCACTTTCCAGTCTGGCGATGGTGTAACTCTGTTCAATGCTTCTCACCCAACTGTACAAGGCGGTAACAATTCAAACCGTCCTTCTACAAACGCAGACTTGAATGAGACTTCTTTGGAAGATGCAGTAATCAATATCGCCGCATTCGTTGATGAGCGTGGCCTTTTGATTGCGGCTCGTCCTCGCAAGTTGATCGTTCCACCTGCATTGATGTTTGTTGCAACTCGTCTGTTACAGACAGATTTGCGTGTCGGCACAGCTGATAACGACATCAACGCTCTGCGTAGCAACGGTTCGATTCCAGAAGGCTTCCGTGTCAATCACTACCTGACAGACACAGACGCATTCTTCCTGACAACCGATGTGCCAAACGGCATGAAGCACTTTGTCCGTACACCAATGTCAACATCAATGGATGGTGACTTTGATACAGGCAATGTACGCTACAAAGCCCGTGAGCGTTACAGCTTTGGCGTTTCAGATCCACTTGGCATCTACGGCTCACCGGGAGCTTAATTGTAGAGTGGAATAAAAATGACAAGGGCGGCTTTCGGGTCGCCCTTTATTTTGTTATACTGTTATAGAACCTTGACAGTCGCATAGTGTGGCTGACATTAGCCAAGACAAGGAGTTCCTCATGGCTACTACAACTTTCTCCGGTCCAATTAAGGCCGGGTCAATTCGTGAAGGCTCATCTGCAAATGTTGGTTTTGTGCATATGGCACAGACAGCAAGCTGGACGCAGTCAACAACTGCGGCTGACACGGGGATCACAGTTCCTGCCAATAGTCAAATTACTGAAGTTCGTATTTACATCACCACAGCCTGCGATGCTGCTAACATCAGCTTGGGCTTTAGCTCATCAACAACAGAGTTGTTTACTGGCCTCGCTGCTGGAACAGCGGCAAATGTTGTGAAGCTGGGTTCTGCTGGCACAATTGCAGACCTTGATGAGTGGGTAGATGTAGGCACTTCAGATGTTCCTATCTTTATTGACTTCTCCGCTGGTACATCTGGCGCTGGGTATGTGACTGTAGAGTACGTCCAAAACATCAACAACGCCTAATAGGAGGTTTTGATGTCTAGTTCTGATGTATTCGCAGTAACCAAAACGGCTGATGCGACCGTTTATAGCGGTCGTGCCAGAGTGCGTCAGGTTCAAGTAAAGACTGCTGGCTCAGGTAGCCCGCAGGTTGTTCTGAAAGATGGTGGCTCAAGCGGCACAACCCTTCTTGATGTTTCTTTCGGTACAGGGGACACATTTTCTTTGAACATCCCAGATAACGGGATTTTGTTTGAAACTGATGTCTATTTGGATTTGACAGCTTGCTCAAGTGTAACGGTGTTCTTGTCATAGGGGAGTAGGTATGCCTAGAAAAAAGGAAACCCCTATAAAAACATCGGTAAAGTCAGGTAATTTCCGCCCTACAAAAAGTGGGGCGGGGATGACCAAAAAAGGTGTTGCCGCTTATAGAAAGGCAAACCCCGGAAGCAAGTTGAAAACCGCTGTTACTGGCAAGGTCAAAAAAGGTAGCAAAGACGCAAAGAGACGCAAGTCTTTCTGCGCCCGTTCTGCTGGTCAAATGAAAAAGTTTCCAAAAGCAGCTAAGAATCCAAATAGCAGACTTCGCCAAGCCAGAAGAAGGTGGAAGTGCTAATCTCATGGCTATATCTAGATCTAATATAGGAAGTCAAATGAAGGGCGGCAGAAGAAACTACAAAGGTGAGTATAAAAATTATCACTCATCTACAAAGCAAAAGAAAAGAAGAGCAGGACGAAATACTGCAAGAAATAAAATGATTGCAGCTGGCAAGGTTAGAAAGGGTGACGGAAAAGATGTGGGCCACAGAAATGGCAATCCAAGCGATAATCGCCGTTCTAATTTGAAAGTTGTATCAGCCGCTAAGAACAGATCGTTTAGAAGAACATCTACCTCTGGAAAGGTTAATAGGAGAGCGTAATGAGAGCAGCAAAAATGCTATGCGCCAGCAAAAAGAAGAAGCCGATAGCCATGAAGTCTGGTGGTCAAACTACAAAGAAGGTTAATAAGGTTGTTAAAGGTTTAAAAAAAGCCTCTAAGTTACATGCCAAACAAGCAAAGACATTATCTTCTCTCAAGCTCAGAGAGGGTGGGTCTGCTAATTTAAGAACAGGCTCAAAAAAAATGGCAGAATTACAAAAAACTAAATCTGGTTCGCAAACGCAATTTAACGCTCCTTTTGCCTCGGCATCTCCGGCAGAGGCTAGAGAAGAGAGAGCAAGAGCAAGGACAAAAGCCAGACCGGGATCAAAAAAATTAGCTGGTGACTTTACAAAAACAGCAACAGCACCCTCAAAAAGGGAAAGAGCAAAAGACGAAAAGCGTGTATCTGATATTAAGCGCCGTCAAAAAACAGAGTCCGCTGTGAGAAAGAAGAAAAGTGAAATCTCTCGCAAGGGCAGAGGTGGTGGCGGTGGAAGGTCTGCTGTTGGAATGGGTATAAGACCACCTGTTTCAGGTCCAACAAGAAAATTAAAAATGTTAAAGTCTGGCGGAAAAACAAAGTCAAAGGTGAATGAGGCTGGTAACTATACAAAGCCGGGTATGCGAAAGCGGATATTTAACAGGATTAAAGCTGGCGGAAAAGGCGGCGCTCCGGGCCAGTGGAGCGCTAGAAAGGCTCAGATGTTAGCCTCTGCTTACAAGAAGGCAGGAGGAGGTTATCGCAACTAAATTTGCGCTATTCTGCATAATCCTTACTGCGGAGCCATCAAGGTGGGAAATGGATGCGGAAGTTATTTCAATGCATGATTCTATATCCACATGTCACCTTGAAATAACGAAACATGGGTTTGAAAATCCAAATGACAAATGCTTCTGTGTAGAGGCCGACTAAGGAAGGAAAAGCTATGAAAAGAAAAGCTGTGAAAAGAAGGCAAAGACGCCTAGGACAAGGACAAAGACGCCTTGGAGGAAGCAGAGGTTCTGGTAGAAACAGACCAGCAGTGATGCCCGGAGGAATAAGTATGCCGGGTGGATTCGGAGGACTAACTCCTCGCCCAAGCCCAAGGCCAGCGGGTATGCCACGTCCAAGACCAGCGGTTCAGCGTCCAAGGCCAGCGGTCATGCCCGGAGGAATGAATATGCCGGGTGCTTTTGGAGGCCCAACTCCTCGTCCTAGCCCCATGCCAATGCGTCCAACCCCTCGCCCTGCTGTTCCTATGAGGCCTCAAGCAGGAATGAGTTCAAAGGGCGGAGGAAGATCCCCAATGGGTATAGGAAGAATGAGTGCCAATGCCATGAAGATGCTCAGGGGTGGGGCTTTAGCAAAAAAGAAAGCCAACAAAAAGTAAGTTGTTTTGGGTCGCAGGATAGGGAGATTTATGCGGTGTTGTAACGAATAGCTATAAAAGGTCTTATCATGGAACCGATTAGCACGGCGTTAGCAGGATTTGCTTTGTTCAAGAGTGCTGTTGACGGCATAAAAAGTGTGATTGGCACTGCGAATGATGTGGGCGATATAGCTGGTTACATAGATAACTTGTTTGAAGGCGAGAGGCAGGTACAACAAGAGAGAAACAGAAAATCAGGTGTTGGTGGTGTAGGTGACCAGTTTGGTGTAAAATCAGTAGCTACAGAGATCATAAATGCAAGGCTGGCACAAGAGCAGATGAGAGAGATAGCCACAATGGTGGATCTTAGGTTTGGCCCCGGAACATGGAAAAGCATAGTTGATGAAAGAGCTAAAAGAATACAACAGG